TTTGTTATTCGTGGTAACGTGACTACTGAAGCTGAGTTCAACTCAAACGTTGAATGGGTTGTCGGTAAAGACTCCAACAACACAGCTATTATGGGTGCAAAGCCAGATGCTGTTACTTGGACTAAAGTCAAAGCCGATATGGACAAACAAGATGCATTTGCATCACAAAAGGTAATCAACGAAACAGCAAGAGCTTATCTTGCATCTACTGATTGGTATGCAGTTAGAGAAGCAGAGGGCGGAACTGCTATGCCTTCTGATATAAAAACAAAAAGAGCAGCGGAACGTGCTAAGGTTGTGGATTACGCAAACTTTAGCGGATAGGAGTAAACAATGGCATCATTAGCAACAAAGGTAAAACTTTACTGTGAGGCTAACTCAAAGACTGTAGACTTCA